GCGGGCTTCGGGATCGCCGGGCGCAGTAGCGAATATGGCGGTGCGTCCGGTGGCGGGTCAGGCGTTGCCATCGTGACGGCGGGCGGATCTTCGATCGTCGGTGGTCCTGGCGGCGGCGCTGGCGGCTCGGTCAATGTGAGCAACGTCGGTGTGGCCGGTGCTGCCGGTGGCGCGGTCGGGTCCTACTCCGCGGGCGGCGGTCCTGCTGGCGGTGCTGGTGGCGCGACCCCGCAGCCGGGAACGGCAGGCGCGGCCGGTGCCCCGTACTGCGGTACCAGTGGCGGCGGTGGCGGCGCTGGTTCGGCTGTCGCTGGCGCGGTCGGCGGGGCCGGTAGCACCGGTGCTGGCGGTGGTGGAGGCGGCGCGTCTTCGAGCGCCTCGTCATCGGCCGCCGGTGCGGCGGGCGGTGCGGGCGGCAACGGCCGTGTGATCGTGATCTCGTGGTGAGGAGGCGGGCCTGATGCCTACCTACATGATGTTCGCCCAGCCCATTGCCGTGCTGATCGTGGCAATGCTCTGGGCCATGTGGCACGCCTGGCGACAGCGCCGCCGCGACCGTCGCTGGGACACGGCGATCTATCGACTGGGAATTCCCGCTGACGTAGCCGCTCGCATGGAGAAGGCTGATCCTGAACATCACCATCCGCCCGACTGGTACGCAGGGAGGACGCGATGAGCGGCATGGTTGATCACGGCGATAGCTCACCAGCGGTCATGTGCGCCACGCTGGGCCACGAAAACCAGCGCGCCACCCGCTACGTCTCATGCGAAGGCAACGGCAGCTACCCCTACTGCGATGAGTGCGCGGCCGAGGCACGCGCAGAGTGGGATGCCGAGGCCGAACGTGTCCGCCTGCGGGAAGCCCTGACTGAGCTCGTGGCGCTCAAGGACGGACCGCGCGATGAGGACTACTACCGCCGCAAGCCGCTGGCGTGGCAGAAGGCCCGCGAGGCACTGTCGTGAGTAGAGGTAAAAGCAGGAGCGTGTGCGCATGAAGTTCGACCCGCCGATCTTGTCGCGCGGCGGCCTGTCTGGACGCGTGTACGTCATACACGCCGGAGGTCGAACGTGTCGAGCAGTAGCTCGCTCCCACGCAGTTGTTTGACCTCACTGCCCACGCTTGGCGACGTGCGCATGGTTGCAGAGGTCGTAAGACAAGCCACCCAAACACAGCCAAAGGCACTCCCCGCAAGAAGGGCAGCTCTAAGTAGACCCTAATGTCAACCAAGACCTCCCCTATCGACATTCCGTGGGCACCCTATATCCCACACGTGCCGACTCCAAAGCAGCATGCCTTCCTGTGGCTTATGTGCAAGGAGGCCTTCTTCGGTGGAGCAGCAGGTGGAGGTAAGTCAGACGCGCTCCTAATGGCCGCGCTACAGTTCGTCCAAGTCCCCGACTACGCAGCTATCATCTTCAGGCGGTCATACACCGACCTCAACCTACCTGGAGCTATCATGAGTCGCGCCGAGCAATGGCTCGCAGGCTCCGACGCCAAGTGGAACGCCAACGACCACGAGTGGACATTTCCCAGCGGTGCCAAACTGGTCTTCAGCTACCTACAGAGGCCAAATGATAAATACCGTTATCAGTCAGCCGACTTCCAGTTCATCGGTTTCGACGAGCTCACACACTTTCCCGAGGATGACTACACATACCTCGCTTCCCGACTCCGACGCCCAAGCGCAGGGCCTCTATCACAAGTACCCCTACGCATTCGTGGAGCGGCGAATCCGGGTGGCGTAGGACACCGTTGGGTAAAAGAGCGTTTTGTAGATGGACGCAATGAGCAGAGGGTATTCATCCCTGCAGGCCTCGAAGACAACCCCCACCTCGACCAAGAAAGCTACGAGGCATCACTAGAGCTACTGGATCCAATCACCCACGCCCAGCTACGCCACGGAGACTGGAGTATACGTCCTCCGGGCATGTACGTATTCGACCATAACGGTATCGGGTGCGCAGAAGAGCTAGGACGTCTGGTAGACCTAGGGCAGATCAAGTTCCAACCTGTGGATGATAAGATCTACTCAGGCATCGACTTCGGGGACTTCGCAACCGTCCTAGTCCCCATCATGGAAGTTGAACGAGGAGGCGTAGTTGTTCCATCGCCAATGGTACAAACTTCACGGGCTTCGCTCGAAGACATCACAGACGACTTCTTCAAAGTCATGGACTCCTTCCCCTACTGGTGGGCTCAGGCCAGGTATGATTCGTCTTTTGCACAGTCAGCCAAAACATTCGCGTCACTAGCACAAAAGCGCAAGGGAATCAATAACATCATCACAAAGAAGGGCCGGCCAGGAACATATCCGGTCAGTTTCGGACACTACAAGATGCTCGCTATTAAGTACACCCGTATTCTCCTAAAGAACTCCATGGCAGCTGTGGAGGCTCTTAGTACCGGCGGCATCCCAGACCTATCGCGGTGTCTAGTGATCAGTCCAAAGAACAAGCTCCTGATCGACCAGCTAAACAGCTATGTCGAGGACGAGTTCGGCAAGCCACAGAAAGGTGATGATGACGCAGTAGATGCAATGCTTGCCGGGGTCACACCCCTAGCCCGCAAGCATAGGGTACTCGTCGAGACTCTAGAGGCCCAGGCACACAAGCAAGCACGACTCCAGCCTAACCTAGCGGACGGCGTTCCGCCTCTAACTCAGGAGCAAGCAGCATGAACTACGCTGACCTCCTACTTCGCGAGATTGAGAGTGCCACTAAATGGCCACTCAACCGTGAGGCGCGCATTCAACGTATGCTTCGCGAGTACGTCGCGATCATGGAGTCAGATGCCCGCCTGCTAACTCCCTACTGGTGGTACGAGGACGAGGCCACCCGACACAAGGACTACACGGTAGATCCACTAGGGGAAAGGATCCCAGGCGTCTGGGCGGAGATGCTATTCGGCGAAGAGCCGACCATTAGCCCCGCTAGTCCGCGAGATAGTGCACGCCTAGAAGCGTTCATCGACTTCAACGACCTACCCTCCGAGCTAAAGCGAGCAGAGGAGATTCGCAGTTCTGAAGGGGAAGTATGGTGGAGACTTGTCAGCATGCCATCATTCGGGCATGTCCAGATCGAGTTTCACAGCAGGGCTAACGTCGTCCCACTAATCCGTGGACAGAAGGTTGTAGCTGTGGCCTTCGTCTCCGAGATCGAGATTCCCGCGACAGAGGGCGAGGACGTACAGAAGGAGTGGCTATACGTCGAGGTTCATGGCGATGGCATCATCTATAACCGGCTTTACTATCACACAAAGGGCGGAGGCCTAGGCCAACCCCAAGATCTAAACTCCCGTCCTGAGACCGAGGGGCTGCAAGCTGAGGTAAACCACGGCCTGCCCTGTCTAGCGGGCCGCCTGATGAACAAGAAGGGCCGCCGCCTAGATATTGGCATCTCAGACTTCAAGGGGATCGACGGTCTACTCCTGCACCTCTCTGAACTGCAGAACATCGGTCAAGGTAACGCTCGCCTTACGGGTAAGCAGCGTGTAGTAATCCCGCAACGATTCCTTAGCCAGTTCGGTTCATTCCCACAGGGTGCAGAAGTCCTAGTGGCAACGGAGGTTGATAGCGATCCAGACAAGATCAAGAACGAGTTCGCGCAAATCGAATGGAAGTTCGATGCGGCGGCACTCATCGCATGGAAGAACGACGTTGTTGATACGATCCTTACCCGAGCAAGGGTGGCCCCGCCTCTCATCGGCCGCGGGACAGAGTCGGCACAGACGGGTCCTGCACTTCGTGCGCGCCTACTTGACTCGGTACTAGCTGCTCAAGGCAAGGGACAAACGTGGGATGATCTTTTCCCAGGCACTGCACTAGAGCTTGCCTTCCGGTTCGAAGCCCTAGACCAATCTAAGGGCGGCGCCGGCGTAGGATGGATCAAACCAGAAGCACCAGACTTCAAGCGCAAGAACGCGCTGCCTGAGGACGAGGAATCGAGATCACGCCGAGTCGTGATGGAAGTTAACGCAGAAATCCTTTCGATCCAGACGGCAATTGAAGAGAACAACCCCGACTGGGGCGAAGACAGAGTACAGGAAGAGATTGGTCGCCTAAAGACCGAGAGGGATCGCGAGCCGATGCCCCCGGTCATTGCCCCAGGCATAGGAGGCGGTACCACTTCTTCCTCGGATGGAACACAAGGCATCCCGGATCCTGCTGGAGGGATTCCACGCAAGCCGGGAGAACCTACACCCACAGCAGTAGTAGATCCCAAACGACCAGTGAAGGCGTGATGCCTCACTAGGAAGGATGAGCGAGATGCTCGTCAGAAAGCTAGCACCATTCATTACCTTCGACGGTGATGAGGGTTCAGGCGCAGGAGGCACGGGCGAACCGGCTCCTGTGGCTACACCCCCCGCTCCCAACACTGATCCATCGACCAACGGATCGGGAGAAGGCACGCAGACAGAAGTAGAGAAGGCCTACGCGAAACTGCGAGAAGCAGAAAAAGAGCGTGACCAACTCAAAGCCAAGGCTACACGCCTAGAGCGGCAAGGCCTTAGCGAAACCGAACAGATCAAGGCAGAACGAGATGACCTCCAATCACAAGTTGCAGGCCTCACGATGAAGATCTCCGAGATGGAATCTAATGCAACGATCGAAGCGGTCGCCAAGGACTTGAAGTTCCGCAACACTACTGTGGCTAAGGCTCTCGTCAAGGAGCAGGTTAGTGCAGAAGATCGCGGAGATGAAGGAAAGATTCGTAAGGCACTAGAAGCTATTGCCAAGGAGGATCCGACACTTCTCTCAG